GTTCTAGCGTAAGCGCTTGGCCCATGCACGCATGTGGCCGCTAGTCAGCAACTTGAGGTTCGCTTGTTGAACTTTGTTAAGATGTTCTACTTTGTCTGAGTAAATGGTGTACTCACTCTCAAGACTATCAAAGTCAACACTCAAGGGTTTGTTCTTCCTGTTGCAACGCCGATATTGATCAACAGGGTACACTGGTCTCCGAGTGCGGAAGAACTCGATGATGTTATTTAATTCAACTATGCTAATGTCATTCACCATCGAAATATCAAGCAGCACTAAATCAGTAAAACGAGACCCTGACTCATAATTTTCGAAAGCCTCGTTTAGTCCATAGGAATGCGTCGTAACTAAAGTCTTGTTAATACCAAAACTTGTGGAACCACAGAGGTAATCCCCTATGTCCTGATAAACAGGCAAATCCTTATAAAGAGTACGATACATCATTCCTATTGATGTGTAATAATGTGCTGCCCAACCATTGTCGTTGATGTCAGAATTAATGCAAGTGTCTAACGAAGTTAGTATCTTGCGTAGTTTCTGCACATAGTAATAACTACCATCACTAGTAGGAATGAAGTGCCCGCTACAGAACTCCACATCCCACCAGTTCTTCCTAATAATCAATTTAGCATCGAAACCAAAGTAACGGTATGTGTTGATGTAACCAGCACCAACAGGCATACTTCCATAAGAATCATCACCTTTGAGCACGAATTTGCCGGTGTGACAGCCAGCAACGCAGTTGTTAACGTTGCAAAGTGCTCCTTGTGGACAAAAGTTAACTGCTTGGAAATAAGCAGTCGAGATGTAATTCAAAATGCCATTGCCCAGCGACGTATCCATGTCGCCTGAACCACGGCAATAATTGAACTTGAATTTGATACCTGATTGTGTGGTACCAAACTTGTACATCTTGACGGCAAACAGCTTCGCAATCAAATCGGCCTGCTCTGGAAGGACCAGAGTATAGATCAGATATTCCAATCTGAGCGTTTCAAAACGTTGACTCGCTTCAAACTTGGACATATCATTCTCGAAAAACCAATTACCTACTAGTTTCGCAAACTTATCGCCGCATTTCTTATAATCGCAGGCGTTAGCCACTTGCTCCAACTTGAAAAACGCTTTCTCAATTGGCTCGATTATTTGGGCGTAAAGTAGGTTGAAACGCGGATTGCGTCCCATGATCATGCGAGGTGCTTTTTCCTCGAAGTATCTTTCATTTTTGACAAAGGCTGCAATGTCAGCGTGTTTCTGCGCTTCAAATCCACGCATGACATTTTGTTTATGAGCCTTGAGATACCGCTGGCGTAGCGGACCTTTCTTAGATTCTATGAAAGACTTTATGCTAAAATTGGGATCAAGTTGCTCTTTTATTTTATTAGCCAAATCCGTGATGATGCGATCCAACAAACCACGGTGGATGTTCTTTGGCTGGTAGTCCGGTGTTTCTTTTAAGTACCTGTGAACGAAAGAGCGTGAAACATTACAGGCACAATTCTGGTAGACTAATGTCTCCTGCTTTTCCATAAGAGGGAAATCGTGATAAGTGCGATAAGTAAGCTTATCGCACCGATCAATGTGAAGGGACTGATGATGAGGCCCAGAAACACATGCTGACTTCCACTCAGCAAAAGACGACAAGTCGCATCCAAAAGGCTGGCCCACCTGCCCACAGCACCTGGCACGATGTACGTGCTGAGATAGAGGATGATGTGCGGGAGTGCGAACATGATAAAACGCCCGTATGCTACGTACAATAGGGTGAGAATCAATAGCTTCGGCCAGCTTTTCAAGATAGGAAGACGGGCTAACAGAAAATTCTGTGCTGGATCAGTGTACTCGTACATGACTCTACTCTCGATGTTGTCACACACGCGTTGAATAGTGAACATGATCCTGTTGGTGAGCAAAGTGTTCTCCTCAGCCCGTTTTTCCAAATTGCGACTTTCACACCACTTCGACGCCAAACGCCGGCAGTGCTCTAGTCTAAGAGGACGATTATCAACTCCGTTAACTGCGTAACTGGTCTGCATACGCAACTTAACGTAGTTGTACAACTCCGGGATGATGTTGTCGTCAGTAACATCACCGTTATCAAAACCTGCCAAATCGCGGTTATTCTGCGCTGACAGGTCGAATTTAGGCCAGTTCATAGCCTGCTTTAAGCTATCCCAAAGGTGATAACTCCAGAAGTGAGTAGTGCGTAGAGGCACTTCAGGAGCGTAACCTGTCTGGGTAACAATCTCATCACCGCGGCGAACAATGTTGTGATCACATAAGATGAGATCAGCACTGCCGCAAAGGTGACAGACCTTCGCCAAAGCCGGGTCAATATCGGCTGCGTGTGTTTCGACCCAACCATTAAAACGGTCGAGTGCAGCCTTGCTTTCGTAAGCAATAAGACCCTTAGCGTATAAACTAGATAACCGATAGCTAGTGACGGAGTTAGATGTAAGACTAGCATCGGATTGCTGGCGATGAGTGCGCCGCTGGTTTGCAGGACCAGCGTGACTATGAGATCCACCCATCTGTTTACCTTTTCTTGCAGGCCGGCTACCTGGTTGCTTTTGCGACATATTCTGATGAAATACAAGAAAAGATCACCATTACTGACGCCCCTCAGTGTCACCAATAACACCTGTGGTTAAATCAGCAATGGTTTACCGCATTTTCGCGCGCCAAATCGTCAACTAACAAAGGTGGTCCTCAGATATGATATAGTAAAAACCCAAAGTGTTCAAAGCATGGGTGTGACTTACTAAAACTG